TTTCAAGCAGAAAGCAAGGTGTTCAATGAATGCCAAAACCCAGAAAGCAACCCAAACCCGTGTCGCAGCCAAGGCTGCAGCGCTTGTCGCCATTCTCAGTGCCGCAAGGCCCGAAGGTGGGCGACCAAAGCCAGACCCACGACAAGAGCCCGCAGAACGCCCAGCTCGAGGAAGTGCTCCGCCAGCTAAAAAGCCTGCAGCAAGTGAACCTACAGCCCGCCCCAAAGCCCAAAAGAAACAAAAAGGGCAAGGACAAGGAGGACAAGGAAGATCTGACGCAGGTGGAAAGTTGGCTGGACACAGTACTCGCGCAGGCGATCAAGTGGGGCCCGTCCATCGTGGAGCTCTTGGGCGCCATCTGACGCTCCTCGCGGAGCACCCCAAGTCGGTTGTGCAGGTCTACCAGGTGTCTGGAGGCATGCGCCGCAAGCTCGGAAAGATTCCGCTTGTGTACGGCAAGGGTCCACGCGTGGCGTTCTCGCAGGAGGACAAGCCGCGCATAGTCCGGGGTCCCGATGGCGCCACGACTACCGAGCTGCCAACCGCGCATCATACGGAATACCATTTCCAAGATGAGCGCGGTCCGGTGGTGAGGTGTGTCGGGCGCCAATACGTCGACCCGGTCCAGATGCGAAACGCTGCACTCGGCACAGGCCGCCGTCTTCTGATGGTGGTCCTTGCCCCAGGAGCGCTCGGAGGCCGCCTTCAGGCCCAGTCGCGCATGTACGAGCAGAACAACGTCAGGCAGATGGTGATTCACTACACACCAGTGGTGACCAACCTCGTTCCCGGCCAGTTGCTCGCGTACGTGCGTAACGATACCGAAGGCGTAACCACCGTTGTCGGCTCGTCAGAGGTGCAACACGGGGATGCCTACCCAGATAGCGCGATCTTTCGCGTTTCGGACACGGTCAGTTTGGACGTGGACCCGGAGAACATCACTCTGCGCTACACGGACGGAGACGGCGAGGCCGCTCTGTCCACACAGGGCATCTTGGAG